GTAAAGCGCAGAGTATAAGGGGTTTCAGTGAACTTTAGTAGACTTGGGGAGACGTTAGAATGGTGCCGATAATAGGAACAAAACACACAACACAACCCACTGTATTATAAGATATTATCTTGTTATGTATAAACTAATACCCCCAAAAGTACCCCCATATTCTTTTTCGCAGTTTAATTTTTATACAAAAAAATTATCTAAACGCAGTTTAGTTACCGATCACTACTAGTTACTTAATTGATAGGCGATGCTTAAATAAATTTTTAAACCCTCTAATTTTACAGTTAATCAGAGGGTGGGTAACATAGATCGTATATTTCTTATTTTTCAAAGAAATAAATGTCAAGATAAGCTGCACATTCTCGCCAGCTTTCGCTATCTAAACATATTCTTTATTATCAAGCATTGCGGGCAACTTTCTAAATCAGCCTTTCTAAGGAAATCGCTTTTGGCGATAATCACAGAGTTATTCATACCTGAAAATTGAAGCTGTCCAAATAAATTAACCTTGGACTTTTTCTCAGAATACTTTGATGCTCCTTTCCTCTGTTCATTTCCGTCAACGACATGCAATTCCTTTGTCCTTTCGTCGTCTAATACATGTTCAGTCAAAAATTGAGAAACATGTTCTAATAAGTCTTGGTCTTTACTTGCAAAATGACCAATCAAAATATCTTCAAGAACACCTGTATCACTCTGATTAGCATGGTAAATGTAGCACCCGACTTCATAATTACCTTTAGTCGCCACAGCGCCATTTGATAATGGTTCATTTAATGCTAACTCTTCTCTAATTTGTGTCAGTCGCGTTTGTACACCGATATCATCAGCATCAAAAAAGAATAAGAATCTAAAGTCGTAATTTATATCAACTGAAAAATCATCATCTCCAATCAGACCTGAATACAATGAAATTAATTTACTTCTTTCAACACTGCGACCATCACCGCTAAGGTTATGCAGGAAAACAATTTTCCCATCCATTTCAAGAGCAACTGAGGGCAAAAGAAAATTAGGGCTCTGATACCCTAACTTCCTATCAGCCAATATCATTTTACTCGCTATTCCAGCAAAAAGAGCATTAAAAGGGCTTGGGAAATCTTTAATCTTCCTATTATCCGTTTTAAATCCAGCTGTATGTAGAATTCTACTTATAAACGATATATCGTGTTGTCCCTCGCACACAACCACGACTACTTTATTTTTTATAGTCATATCAACCCCTAATATCCAGAGCAATAGTTTCCACAAGATACTTAAAACGCTCTCCAACTATTCTTTTTGATATTATTTGATTACCTTGATTCACCATCTGGAAACCAGTAACATCCTCAGTTTTATATCCATTTTCTACAAATGCTTCTATACATTCGCGTGAATGAGAGGTTAAAAAAACTTGGACATTAAATGTTTCTGCAAGCTCTTGGGTTAAGCGTGTAAATTCTTTTAATAGACTGAAGTGGATTGCTGTTTCAAACTCATCGATTAGAATGACTCCGTTTCTACAAGAAGCAAATGCTAAAGCTATGTAAAAAATACGTTGAATACCCTCACCGTAGGTAGTTAGATCAAAACTACGCTCTGAGGAGTATTTCGATTCAACCAAGAAACGTTTTACATCCATTTCCTCGGTATAACGTATGTCAACGATACTTTCTTCTACACGCTTCATAAAGTCGATTACAAGATTGATTGCGGTCTGTGAAAGACCTTCGCTAGATTGAACTTTTAGTTCAACGCTTCGATTGTAATCACTAATAGAATCTTCTATATCATAGAAATATGGACTCTTGAAAGAGGACGAACAAAGATGAGATACCTGATCAGATATTCTTATCATACTTTCATGGACATATGTATGAACTAAGTTCGAAATTACTGTACCATCTATTTGTGAAGTGAGTTTATATGAAGCGATATAATCATCTTTTTTATCAACAGTTGGTTCGTCGAACTTCTCCATCCGAACAGAAACTTCGACATCATTGAAAACCCCATCAATAGCTATTTTATCTTGGAAAACAGCATTTAAAAAGACAGGACTTAATGAATTGAACTTGTTTTTCTGTCTAATAAGTTTGAAATGTGAGGCCATATCATTTCTTTGTGTTAGAAGATATATAGCTTCCAGCAAAGTTGTCTTACCGGTATTATTAAAACCAGCAAATATATTGACCCTATTCAGACCATTAATTTCAAAACCTTTTAACTTCTTATATTTATGGATCTTTATACTCTCAAAGTGTGATTTCACTCCATATTCGAATACGGTAGTAAAATTACCCCCTTCGATATTTAAGCTATTTTTCTTAGGGATTATCTTTGATAAATTATCCTTAGCCTCATCCAAAAACTTTGTGTCATCAGCACTTATCAACGTTCTATAAGTAGCCAAACTACGCAATGACTCAGAAAGACTTGAAAGAGCATTTTGATAATTTTGTTTATCAACTGAACCACTAGATACCAAACCTCTAGCAAGACTTCTTTCATCTTCCATCACTTTCAATGCGTGCTCATTTTCTATGAAAAGAGCAAGATCACGAACCTCAAGTGATTTCGTTATTATCGGCTCGAGTTCTTTATAATCGTCGTCATTGTTGAAATCATTTTCTTCGTCAGCCTCTTGTGGTTCTGCATATACTTCAGTCTTAGAGATCCATGAAAAAAGCCTTTCTAAGTTTGTTTCATTAGTTGCAAAATAACCCGAATCATTCCATCCTAACCAGTTTTTAATAACTGGTTTTTTCATAATCTCTTCAAAAATACCCACCATCTCAGGTGAAAATTGCTCACTAAAATCACTCATCTTGTAAGACTGGATGAGATTATAAACACGCAACATCGATCTTAAACGGTGTTTTGTTATTCCTAGTGAGTTTACTAACTCGTTTTCCTTATTAATATAATCTTCACGAGGAGAGCTTTCATAAGGCTTTAAAAAATCATAGAGTAACTTTGACTGATTAAAAGTAGACCATTTTTTATTCCCACTGATGTGTTTTAAACCCATTACAATGAGATGTTTCTCGTTTTCCTCTTTACTATGAATTTCAAATGGAACGCTTCTGAAGATCGAAGGATCAAGATTGCCAATATCGAAACCGCTTTCATAAAACTCTTGTAAAACCTTAAGGGCTGTTACTCGGCGATTGCCCTCCAATACTAAATATTTATTATCACCTAACTCTCTAACCTGAATAATATCTACATCTAAAAACCCATTTGCTTTGAAACTTGCCAAGAGATCCCGGATATTTTCCTGCCCGCGACCTTCGATAAAAGTGCGAGTTCTTTTCTGCACTTGAGCATCTAAAAGATTATCTTCTCCCACAAATTTGTGATTTTCATTGTCAACAAATCGATAATTATTCGGATCTAAATAAAGATTCTTTAGATTCCTGCTCAGTCGAGTACTTCTCGGTATATCTTTAACTGATTCTGTAGTCATGGTAACCACCTGTTTTCTTTTGTTTCAATCTATAGTAGCAGCAACAATTGTTCAACTACCGCGCTCTCTCAGTAGCTTACTTCTAAGCAAGGCATTCGCCACGAGTATGCTTTCTTGGGAAGTGCCAAACAACAATCCTGACATTGTACTACTCAAGTACATCAGGCTATTTAAAAAATAGCCCCTAAAATTCCTGACTTAAGCAACTGTAACTTAGAACGCGTCTGGACAAAAATCCCCGTTGGCGGTGCCGGTGAGTGACAAGTTTTGACAGATGCATCCAACGAGCTGCACCTGAAGTTTTCTGAAGGGGGAGCGATTGTCACTTTTTCCTAGTTTTCCCTAGTAAGGCATAACAAACCATAACAGGCTGACACCTGCCCTGCTTCGCATCAGGATTAACAAAAGCTAACAGCCAAGGCTCAACAAATCTCAACGCCAGCCCTTTACACTTCTGCTGTAGCTGCTGTTCGTAGGCGTCAGGATCCGTTATGTTGGGTTGACACTTTTCCCAGTTTCTCGCGAAAAAGTGTCAAGTTTGAGGGGCTGGGGGTTTACAGTTTTTCGCCGTCCGGCAGGCAGAGTGACATTAAACCAGTTTTGTTCCAGTCATCCAGCGTATCGGGGTGCATTGTGGCAACGTAAGCCAGCTCAGAACGAAGAAACCGTAAAGCGCCTGCTGCACGGTCTTTGCCATAGAAGCTGTGGGTTTCTTCATCCGGCCGGAAGAGAATCAGCAATTGTTCATCGGGCTCGTGCTGAACATCAAAACCCAGCTCAGCGGCTGCGGCCTCTATTCGCAGGCCAGCATCATTATCAGCCGGCAGCTCTTTCCCGCCGTCATGCTTCCATACCCATGCGGCGGCCTGCGCCCACGTCATTTCAGTTTGGTGTTCGCCAGCACCAACAGAATTTTGTTTAGCCTGCGATGCTTCGACATCCACTTTATCGCCTGAAATTACAATTTCACCGCGGGCTATCCAGCCGTAAACAGTTTGCCGGCTGACGCCCATATGCCTGGCGTAGGCTGATTTACTTAATAGCATCGTGATGTTTCCCTCCGGGCAGAAAAAAGCCGCCCTCAGGCGGCCTGCTTCTCTTCTGAATGTGTCTGCCGCTGGCTGCCTTTGAGCATCGCGCTGACATGTTCGCTTAACTGATCAAGGCCGGTCATGCGGGGCAGAACTTCTGATGGATCGTCGTTCTTCCCGTAAACGAGATTGTTATACCAGGTTCGGACAGCTGTAATTTGTGCGACGTCCTTCCTTACCGCGTCGACCAGATCGGCAACCGCGTTAATCACCTGCCCGTTCTCTGATGCAATACGGGAGAAGCCGAGACGTTTTAGCTGTTCCGTATCGAGTCCCGAACACACAGCGTGCGCCCTTAGTAAGGCGTCCGCCAGCTCCTGATGCTTTCCACTGTGCATCGACAGCAGCATTTTTTCCTGGCTACGGCGATCCAGTCGGGCGAATGCCAGGCGCATTTCACTGTCACGCATGAATCCCTGAACATCATCAGATGCCAGTGGATTAACCGGAGCGAGCTTGTTCTTCAGGTAATCGAGAATATTTGCGGCCTGCTCGCTTACGGCTGCCACCCCGCGGGTAAATTCTTTCAGCGTGTCCGGGTTCCGGGCTTCACCTGCCCTGCGGTTTTTTGCCTGTTCGTTCAGATCGGGATCGTTGCGGATAACGTCCAGCAAATCCGCCTCAGCTTCGGCCTGCTGCGCCGTTGTCCTCAGGCTGGTGAGTTCGCCCGCCATACCACGGAATAAAGCGGCCATCTGAGTATTTGGCGCAACAACCTTACCGGCATAACCCGCCAGCTCGATGCTGTGTTTCCCAATTTTGATTGAGTAGCTCATTGCCCTGCCTCCATTTTTGATAGCCCCGCATCAAATACCTTGCGCGCAACAGCATGGATTGACGGCGCGATCCCCATGCCCGATTTCTGGCGCTCCCTCTCCTGAATGGTTTTCAGAGCCTGAATCTGTTCCCCGTTCAGCAGAACGGGCTTAACGTTAACCTTGCTCATGATTCCCCCTGTAATAGCGACCGTTAAAGTTTCATTAATCGCAACAATCAAATAATTAATTGCGATTTATGAAACGATGTTAATGAAGTTGCAGGGGTGCACAATGCGAAAAGTGTGGATGCGTTTTAAAGAATTTGCCCTCAAGGTATACATGGTGTTCATAAAGGCAATAAATTGCTTATAAAACATAACATTAACCTATGAACACCAGCCTACATTTTGTGATTTCAGGTCTACACGGTATACATCATTCTGTTTAATAAACCATCAGATGATTAATGTGAGAATGAACACCATGTACACCCTGTGTATACCTGAAAACAAGGTATACATGGCTTACTTCACTGATTTATATATAAATTATTCTCTCGATGTATACCATGTATACCTTTCTCCATATTTATCTGAACTTCATTCTTTATGACCGGCTACAGGATGCGTCTGAGGTAACCAGTCTTCCGCACTTTCCGAAAGTTCGACGTTAGTCACCATGCCACGGGCTCTCCGTTCCTTACGGTACTCGTGATTAAACTCCCTCATCGCGCTTTCCATCCCCTCTGCGAATTTATTCAGCGTCAGCGGTTTGTCGAAACCGTTGGCCTCAAGGAATGCCAGATAAGCGTGATAGAGATAAATTCGCGGATAGTGAGGCGGATTGCGGTTTCCTACCATCATTCCCGCACAATCAGCCAGCCGCTCAAGGTGAGCGCAGAAGGCATATAGCGGATCTGTTTTCTGCTTCACCTCCAGTGCTTCTTCGCTGTTCCGTTGCTCCAGTAGCAGCGCCCGCGCTTTTTCCGGGTTCGCAAAGTTCGCCAGCAGCCGGCGAACAACCACCGGAATTTCAGCGGATATCTTTTCTGCCAGGTCGGGATCCTTATCCTCTTCGCTGACGCGCCGGTTAAACTGGAAAATTACGCGGCGCCGGGAAACGCCGCCGGAGCGTTCGGTGAAAATCATCGGCGTGTTGTTCGTGGCCACCACCACCGCCCGCAGAACGGCGGTGTACTGGTGCTCGTGTTTCGGGTCGATCTCCACCGCATCCCCGCCGGTGATTGCCTTTATCCCGGTGCCCTCACCTGAATATTTGGGCTGATCAGGAAGCGTTATCATGCTCTTGCCGACGAACTGCGCCCGCCCGCGTGCGCTGTCGAGCGCCGCCATGTTCCCGCTCGCGGTGTTATGCGCGCCGGCCAGCATCGTGGCGATATGGGTAAAGACGCTTTTCCCGCTGCCGCCCTCCCCGGTTATCTCGAGGAACAGCTGCCAGTCGTACCGGTTCGCCAGCACCATAAAGAGTGCTGCAGCGATGCGCTGCATCTTAATTGCGTCTCTATCTGATGCGTAACTTAGCCACTTATGGAAGTTCGGCGCGTGGTCACGGAGGTTTTCGCCCGGCACCGCCGGCGTGTAGGTCACGCCGTTATGGTTGGTCAGCCAGTTATCCTGGCTGTGTTCGGAGAAAACGCCGGTTTCCATATCGTAGACGCCATTAGCAAAGGGGATCAGGCTGCGCCGCGGCTCCCCCATTACCGGAATAACGATTTTCAGGGCATCGATAACGTTGTTGATCGCGCGCTTGCTGAAGTTGGTTTTGTTCTCGTTGTAGATAGCCACCATTTCGCGGCTCAGCTCGAGCAGTGACGTTTTCTCCCAGATGCCGGTGCGGTAGACGTACACGCCTTCGCTGTTTTCGTTGATTGCAATGCCGGTGTAACGCGCGGCCAGTATGAGCGCCTTTTCGTTATCAGCCAGGTCGCGGAGGTTTACATCCGTCAGCGGTTTGCCGATCACCATGCTTTTGCCGGCTTCCGCATCGGCTTTGAGGCGCGGCAGCTGTGGCGTCCAGTCCTCCAGAAGCTGATAACCTTCAGAGTAGAATTGCGCGCGCTCCACGCCGGCCACCGCCAGCTTTGTAGCGAGAATGGTTATCTGTCGTTCGGTCAGATGCCCGCCACGGCAAACCCGGGCATAGAGCCGGCCATCATCCACAATCCGGATATTCTCAAGCTCCGCCAGCTGCTTTTTATCCAGCACAACCGGCGGCACGGTGTCACCAATCGGGTTCATTTCCTGCCATGCTTTGGCGAACGTCCAGGCATCGGCGCCGGCAAAGATAATTGACTCCTCCATGAGATCCGCCGGCTGCTTTTTAAGGTTTGGTGCATTCTTCATTTTCTGTTCCCTCGCTCCCTGATGATTTCCCGCATAACCTGAATTCGTTCGATGCCCTGCACCCGCATAATCCGATCGATATCTCTTCCACCGGTGCCCGGCGCGGAAGAAACAAATTCAAATTCCCGCACCAGTCTTTCTGGCGTGCAAAAACACGGTGAGCTGTACCCCTCGCGGCAATATGTCACTCTGTCGAATCGGTAACTTTCGATAATTACGATGTTGCCCCGCCCGTCCTTCCATTTATCGCCCGGCCTGATTTCAGGGTGAGCGCGGCCACCAGCAGCTAAGCCGGAATTTTTAATCGTCATAATTTTTTACCTCACGCTGCTGGCGGGATTACCTGATAACCAATTTTCTTCAGAAAGCGCGCGGCACTCTCCACCGTAAAAATGATCTCGTCGTCCATAAGGGGGCGCATCGACTGAAGACCGTTTGACGTGTCCACCAGATAGCGGCCGCCGGCCGGGAAACTGAAAACGTTTTTGCCGTCGGCCCGGCGAACCAGATCGTAAACAGGAGTCATAATTTCTCCTCCCCGTCCCTTAATGACTGGCGGGCAAAACAATATCGCGCGCTATTTAATTGCTCAGATACGTGATCGAGAAAAGCACCGAGACGGCAAAATTGGATAACCATTTTCATACAGATACCTCCATGGCCAGACGGGATTGAATGGCGGAGGCCTTGCTGCCTAACTGGAGGTAAGTTCGGGTGATTGCCGGGTTACTGTGCCCGAGCATTTCAGAGGCGACCAGCAAACCCTGTTCGCCCCCGGCGGACATGAGATTAAAGGCGGCAATTTTGCGGCTGGAATAGGCACTCAGGCGCAGACGCGTGTTTACCACGCGGGTAAACCACAGCATTACGTTGTGCAGTTTCTTCCAGATCGTCTGGCGGCTCACGCTACCTTCCAGAGACTGGCAACGGTTACTTTCAATCTGGCTGCGGGAAAATACCAGGTCGTCACCGATAAGATTTCGCTCCATGCGTTCACGCAGTCGTTTGATGATGCCCGGCGGCAGCTGTTTGGTGTCGTGCTTCACTTCAGCCTTTGCCACCAGCTCAAACACGATCGCCTGTTCTTCTTCCGTCATGCCGGCGGCCAGTTCGTCGCAGCTCACGCTATCCCATAGCATGTAAGCAATGTGATCGCCAGCAAGCCGGGCAGCGTCCTTGCGCTGCTGGCGAACAATCTCGATCCCCTTCCGGGTCGCTCTGGCTTCTGCTGCTTTGGTCTGCTTCGCTACGATAATTGTTGCTATGCCGGTTTCCCAGTTGATGCAGGAGTAACGGAAGTTGCACACGTCGCTGGTACGCCAGCCGGTAACGGTCGCAATATCCCACCAGAGTAATACCCAGTCCGGCTGGGTCTGCTGTATGCGTTCACGCAGTTTGCGCTGCTCTTCCCGTTCGTAAACAGGGGTCATGGTGCGGGTGCCCTTCGTGGTAGTGGCTTTTACCACGTTACCGCGCAGCTCGCGGGCTTTAGCTGTAAGGGTCTGGAGGTTAAACATGCTGCACCTCCTCAACACGAAATCGACACGCCAGGATACAGACACATCCTTCTGGCGTTTTTTCGCGGGCTTCGCGCTCGGTGGAAGCAGTAACATTGACGATCTGATTTGTGAATTCACCCAAGGTGAGAAAACGCCATGTAAATTCAGGGCGTGTTTGGGTAGACTTAGTGCAAGCCATAATGTTACCTCAACTAACGTTTTGGTTAGACGCCCTGAAAGTGTTCCCGCACTTCGGGGCGTTGTCTTTTTCATTTCCTGTGTGTAATGTGTCATTACACATAAACACATTACATCGGGTGTAATTGACGTGTCAACACACAAAAACGAGAGACGAGGCAATCCTCCATTCCAATTTCGGCTTGATCCAGAGCTTCGAGAGATGATGGAACGAGCGCAACAGCAAGATGGTGATGAGTCTCTAGCCGCATGGCTTAAGAGAATTATTCGCAAGGAACTCCAGCAACGTGGTATCGAGCCAAAGGGCTGATTAAGCATGCTCTCTGCCGGGTAAAAATCCCGGCGTCTTTCCGCCTTTTTATTCATCGCCATTTTCCTTCAATAGCTCGGGCTGATACTTACGCCACAACTGAATCTCTTCCCGCTCAAGAGCTTCTTTTGCCCCCTTACACTGCTGCAACTTATACCCGCGTTTGCTGGCCTCCTGCTGATAAGCCGCCATGCGCCGGCTAAAGTCGTTCAGGAACGCGAACGGCACACCATAAGAGCCAGTCTTGCGGATAGAAGGGATAACCTCGCGAAATACCCAATTACTGAAACGATGGGCGAATGTGCCCGGCGCAATAGCTTTACGGCTGCGGGCGATCAGCTTGTAGAAACCAGATTCAGAGACAGCGCTATGATTTGGGTTCCCGCGAATACCGTAAGTTAAAGTTACGGTATTTCTCTCGTCATCATCCAGAGCCTGCAACGCCATGCGTGAATTGGATAGTTCCAGCGCCGCGCAAACATCTTTTGCAACGAACCACGGTTCACCGTTGATCTTAACAATACGGACTTTCGCCGCTTCAAATTTAATGACCGAAATATCATCGCTGCTGTTTTCAGGTTGAGCGAAACCCTGCCCGGCGAGGGCATTTTTGTTAGTCATAATAAATTTCCCGGGCTAAGTTACAGTTGAGGTTTTGTGGAAATTAATGCATCACGTTCTTCGATACGCTGGCTTATCCAATCATCAACTTCACTTTCAACAAATGCGATGGCTCGAGAACCAATCTTGACCGATTTAGGAAAGCGATTGTCTTTAAGAAGACGATAGATCCAAGCCTTGCTATATCCAGTGCGTTTTTGTACTTCAGCTAATCTGATTAAAGAGTGGGACATATTTACCTCATAACGTCTATTGTGGTGTACGAGATAAATTCAACCAGATATCAGATTAGCTGTGTGGAAGTCGGTATGATTTTAATTGGAAGTGACAACAGCGAGAATGGATCAGTTTTACAGGTTTTTTTAGAACCTGTAAAACAAGGTTTGGAAGTGCGGCGTCAATTTTGGAAGTCTTTACTTCGAAATTTTGGAAGCGTGAAGATCAAGAGCTTCATCTATCAACATAATCAGTGCCTTACTGGTTACATCGATACCGTCTCCATGGTCATTAATCAGTTTAGTCGCAGTCCTTGCCACCTCAGATTTGTTTAATTTGCCACCACGTAGATATTTCCCCTGACTTTTCTCGAGAGCAATTGCCATTCCGGCTATCAATTTAAGTGCTGTGTCTTTGCCAGCGAAGTTGCCCCACTGGGTGGGTTCGTGTAAATCTTCATTGCACTGCTCGGAAACTAAATCAGCGGAGTGGCTATCAATCATCCTTAAACCACTCTCAATTTCATTAGCAACCCAAGGCCAGATATCCTTTGCGAGGAAGGTTGCATTAACAATCGGAGTATCCAGAGTTATAGATTCAACATCAACTTTTAATCTGACGGCCTCAGGTAGACCATATTTATAATCAGCTAACTTGAAAGCTTGAAGTGGCTTTAATTCCTTTAGCTGAATGGCTTGTATGATGGTTTCCTTGTAAATAGATGCCTGTTCATGTCCTATATAATTCCCTTCTACTGCTTTTTGGACGCTATCAACCTTTTCAGATATTCCAGCCATAACTAAGGCTGCCTGATCTAAAGATACAATTCGCAAGCGTCCAATATGCACCGGTAAATCGAACATTACGTCACCTCACGCCCTCTATTAATTGAGCGGCTATGCCAGCCCGCAGAGGTGTACGGGTTTTCGGGGATCAGCCTAGACATAGCCTATTCTTTGTTCGTCTACCGAAGTCTACTACTGTCAATTAGCACTGTCTATACATACAGTTAAGCGCTTTTCCCAAATGTTCCATGCACTACATTTTCGCCGTTTTCCAACGCTTCCATATAGTCGGCATACCACTGAAGCATTTCACGCCGGCCGTCTATGTACTGAGCGTGGTTGTACGTTCCTCGAATAGAGTTTTTGTCGACGTGTGCCAGCTGCGTTTCTATCCACGCGGTGTTGTAGCCCTGTTCGTGAAGGATGGTACTCATGGTGTGCCGGAAACCGTGCCCGGTGACTTTTCCGTCATAGCCAATCCGCTTAAAGACTTGGTTTATGCTGGCTTCACTCATTGTTTTTCGCGGATCGTTACGGCCAGGGAACATAAGCGGGTAATTGCCTGTTAGCTCTTGGAGCTGGCCAATAAGCGTAAGAGCTTGCCTGGACAACGGCACCGCATGAGGGCGACGCATTTTCATGCGTGAGGCTGGTATTTCCCAGACAGCCTTACTGATATTGATTTCATCCCAAAATGCCCCGCGGAGTTCGCCGGTACGCAAGCCGGTGATAATCAGCAGACGAGCGGCCAAAACTACTAAAGCGCTTCCTGTATATCCTGACAACGCCTTGAAGAAATCAGGCAATTCTTTCGGTGTAAGGAAAGGATAATGATTGGACTCATGGCCTTGCATGGCGCTGGTGAGATCCGGAGCGGGGTTATACTCAGCACGGCCGGTGACTATTGCGTAACGGAAAACTTCCCCGCAGCGCTGCCTAACTTTTTTGGCCTTTTCTGTAGCGCCGCGCCCCTCAATGCGCCGCAGCACATTCAACAGTTCAAGCGGTTTGATATCGGCTATTGGTTTTTTGCCAATGTAAGGGAACACATCTTTGTTGAAAGCCTCAATGATGTCTGAAGCATACCCAGCAGACCATTTTTTTAGTTTGCTGCTGTGCCACTCAAGGGCAATATCTTTGAAGGTGTTGTTTAACTGCGTTTCACGGGCGATCTTCTCTTCCCGTTTCGCTTCCATAGGATCGATACCCCCAGCGATACCCCTTTTGGCTTCTTCACGTTTTGCCCGAGCATCGGCCAATGTGACTTCAGGATAAACACCCAGCGCTAACAGCTTCTCTTTGCCGGCTACACGATACTTGAGCCGCCAGTATTTGCCGCCATTAGGTTTAATCAGGAGATACAAACCACCACCATCAGCCAGCTTGTAAGGCTTTTCTTTAGGTTTGGCAGCATCCACCTGCCGGGCGTTTAGTTTCACTTGGGGGTACCTCCTCTAGACCGAACAGCATATACCCCCATAAGTACCCCCAAACGACCGTAGATTTCAGGGAGCTTTAGTAGACGTAGAAATACTAAAAGGGGCTGTAAAGCGCAGAGTATAAGGGGTTTCAGTGAACTTTAGTAGACTTGGGGAGACGTTAGAATGGTGCCGATAATAGGA